GTCTATCACCTCTGGTGGAAGGTACGCCAAAATCAAAATGAAGAAGAAGAGCAAAAGCCCTAAAATCATTTACCGTAAGTTGGGTAAAGAGAAGGCATGGGGTCAGGCTACACACGATGACCGTTCACCGCTTATCGAGATTGACCCACGACTCGGTGCTAAACGTCAGCTCGAAGTATTATGCCATGAGGCCAGTCACCTGATCCACCCGGATTTCTCCGAAGCCAAGATTGACGCTATCGGAAAGTATCTCTGCAACGTGCTATGGAAACAAAACTACCGACGCGTACTGATGGACAAAAACTCACAACCACCTAAAATCTCTTAATTCAATGGACTTAAACATAACTTCTTTATCGGCGATTATCTCAATCGCGTCCGCCCTCGCAGCTTGGGCAGTGATTCCATGGAGAGTGTCCCAGGTTGAAGACCGCATCAAGCGACTAGAGGCAAGCGAGCGAGATACCTCCGTCCGTCTGGCTAGTATAGAGACTGAACTCCGACTGACCCGCCATACACTTGAACGAATTGCCGAGAAGTTAGACGTAAGTTAAGGGGTTGGTATATTCGGGCAGGTTACTCATCAAAAGGCTTCCTAGGGCATCTGGGATAGGTCTATTGGGGGTCGCAGTATGGTATTCTAAGGGTACTTTGGTTAGCCTTTTTTAGGGTTAGTCAAAAGTTTTGCATTTGGGCTGGACAGTGTCTGGTCAAAGGTTATGACTAATGGAGTATGAATAACCCTACACCCAACAAATCCGCTCACATGAAATTCAACGACCACAAAGTCATTCACTGGCTTGTCTACGAGATTGGCTATCTCAATGACGCTATAATCCTCGGGGATATAATTTCCGTGAAGTCCGGCATAAAACTAGCACAAAAGAAAATTGACCAGGCTAAACGCGATCTGTCTAAAGACGGCATCACCGACTCATTCTTCATGATGTCAGATTTCGGTGGTCGTATCTCGCTATCGTACGAATATAAGTACCCCGACGGCTTTGCGATCACTTGCTCACGCATCGTCCCTACTGGTCAATTAAGATAATAAAATGAAAACCATAATGAGCATTATAGCCTTTGCCTATATTTCAAATTACGCGCACGCAGTCGACGATGTCGCTATCCTTGCAGCTATCGGACAAGTTGAGACGGGTGGTGATTACTTCGCAGTTTCCGATAAAGGCCGTTCGCTTGGGGCATACAGTCTGACGCGACTCGCTTGGATTGATGGTTGCACCCAGTTAATGCGTGAACGCAAGGTTGCTTTCAGTTATGCCGAGTGGCGTGATCCGGCTACTCAGGACACTGTAGGGCTGGCTTTGATTCGTTGCATAAGGGAACGCCTAGCCCATCGTGGAATCACCAATCCTAGCGTTGAGCAGATTGCCTTATGTTGGAACATGGGTTTTACAGCTTCGAGCCGTATTAACTTTGATGTGACACGCGCTAAATCAGATTACGCTACACGGGTCGCAAACATCGCCAGCAAATAAACCCATTTGCAAAAGTTTTAACTTATACGACTATGGCTAAGAAATGTCCTACACCGACGACTCGACCTTTATCCTCGCAATCGACCCAGGCGCGAACGGTGGATTTGCTTATAAAGGAGGGGCTACTATTTTCTGCGGTAAGAATGCTGAACTCGCACAACTTACAATTAACCGAGAAACAACTATTGTTGTTGAGAAAGTACCACCCTACGTTGGAAAATTTATTCCATCGTCAGCTGCCTTTAAACTCGGCTACTCGTACGGCTGGATCGTGGGGAAATTTGCAAATTATAAAACGCACCACATCACGCCCCAAGTCTGGCAAAAGTATCTCAACATCGGCACGAAAGGCGACCAGAACACAACGCAGTGGAAAAACAAACTTAAAGACGAAGCGATAAAACTTTTTCCAAATCAGAAAAGAATTACACTTGCTACGGCTGATGCATATTTGCTATTACACTACGCAATCAAAAATAAACTCTCATGACTAAATCTAAAAACGGAATGGACTTTGTAAAACAGATTCCTGAATCACAATATATCGTGCTTATGGATGGTGAAGTTGCCCGGCTATTAAAGCCCACAATCAAGAACGGTAAAACTTATTACAACCTTCGCATTAAAGGCGAGATTGGACAATACTCTGCTGAAGAGATTCAGAAGTTGATTAAATAATTTCCATCACAAATAAACCTATGCCAAACAAAGAACCAACAACACCCACTGCCGACCTCATCAATGCCCTTGCGGAATTTGAGAATGTTAAGGCTAACAAAATCAACCCTGCGTTTAAAGCACGCTATGTATCGCTCGACGCGTTGCTAGAAGCCTGCAAGCCTGTCCTTCATAAGCACAACCTCGCGCTGATCCAAACCCTCGTTAGTGACGAAGGCAAGGTCGGCATCGAAACTTCTTTCCTGCACACGTCAGGCACATCGTTTCCGTTCGGAAAATTGATGGTGAAGGCAGAGAACTTAACGGCTCAACAGGTAGGCGGTGCGTTAACATACATTCGCAGACAAAGCATACAGACGGCCTGCGGTATCTCCGTTGACCTAGACGATGATGGCAATCGTGCAAGCAATACTCCGATGCCTCAAGCTGCGGTAGCACCATTAACTTACAAGCAATCCTCAATCCCTGGTACCAACAATGTCCGATAAAGAAAAAATGAAAGAAGTACCGATGGTAACTTTAGACGAACTCGTGGCTGGTATCACCAACCATAATAAACTGCTGACTGCCGAAGCCAGAATTAAAGCACTTGAGATTGCCGGTGATCGCCTAGCTTTCCTAATGCTCAACGGCAGTACGACTGATATGAAGACTGCTATCTGGCAGTGGCGCGAACTTAATCCTCGTAAGAAAGACAATGAGTAAAGAACTGACTGAAAAATTCAACGCTCTGGCGATTGATGTTCTAGAGAAGAAAATTGCACTTTTAGAACAGGAGAAAAGAATCTTAGAACAACAGGTGCTTTATTGGCGGGTCGAATCTCAGTGTAACGAAGGTCGATGGATACGCGCACTCGAAGACCTTAATAAATTTTATAACGAGAGAAGAAACAATGGAAACAATTCCTAAAGCCGCATTAAGAATGCTCTACAACTGCACCGAAGAATATGTGCTGGTGCTTTGGCTAGATCAGGAAGCCTTCCCTGAGATTCGCGAAGAGACTAAAGCAGACTTTAGCCGTCAACTTAAGAAGTGGAAGAAAGAATACTTACCAACCCTTGAACGCTCCGACTATAAAATTTATGTTCGGGGTAAGCAAAAGATTATCGAAGCCGACTTTTAACATCATGAGCAACTCAACACACGAAAACATCGAACGCTTACTGCGCCTAATCCGTGACAACCTGGCTGACTGCGAACTGAACCATAACACGCAGACCGTTAAAAACGACCATGCCAACCTAGAAAACGCTATTCTCGCAGCTCTCATCGAAGCCAACCGCATCGAGCCTGAACGCTTGGAAGAGATTGCCGATGTAAAACCTTTGCACGACAGAATCCATAGCATCGTCCTCGCCCTACGCGTATCACGCAACAACCTAGAGCGATTAGAACACTACGCAGAATTAGCACTTGAACACGCTCGGGAAGTATCGCATACCGTTGAAGAGCCTTACGACGACCACGAACTATAATTCACATTTTACTCACAACTAACTAACACACCTATGCCTATCCTCGACATCAAACGCGTACAATACGACGCTCTCCAATGCCTTAATTATTCTGGCATGAAAGAATTGTTAAAATCACCGGCACATTATCAGCTCTACCTTAATACCGTACGCCCTGAATCGAAAGCCTTACGCATTGGCAAATTAACTCATGCCTGCGTATTACAGAATGAACTCTTTCAAAAGTATAAGCCCAAGCCCGACGCTGATCGCAGAACCAAAGAAGGAAAAGAGATTCACCAATTCTTCATTGATAACTTAAAAGAAGACGAAGAGGCCTGCGACGCTGATGAGTACGAGACCGCGCTAAAACTCGGTGACGCTATGTCGGGTCTGCTGAACAAATACGGAGTGAGCAAACCTGTTGCGACTGAGATGACTGTCATCGGAATTGAAAACGAGCAATGCACCATCAAGTCATCTATCGACTATGTAGCCGAAGATAAAGACGGCAGGGTTTGGCTCTACGACTTAAAGACAACCGATGACGCAAGCCCTAAGGCTTTTCTACGCACCGCGTATCAATATAACTATCACCTACAAGCTGCGACATATTTACGCACTTTCGAAAAATATACTAAGGTTCGCCCGATGGGTTTCCGTTTCGTAGTCGTGGAGAAAGAAACATACCAGGGAGCAATCTACGACCTCGGTGCAAACATCGCTACCGACGGAATTATTAAACTCGAGAACTGCATTAAGACCTACACCGAATGCGTTAAGGCTAATCAATGGCCCGGCTACGATAATGGAATAAATATTCAGACACTCGATTGGGAAAATAAAGCCACCACAGGCACACCCATTACCTTTGCATAATTTTAACATACACTAAACATACTATGACCCAATCCTCCTCTGATCGCCCACCACTTACGACTATCGACACCTCTGGTGTTTATGTCCTACGACTCTGCAAGCCCAAGCCAGAGAAGTATAAATTGAACACTGGTGGATTCCCATCGGTTTCAATCTTCTTCATGACTGCCGAAGGACTCTGCTTTAATAAAAATTACTCCACGCAATTCGGCACTAAACAAGTCGCTATGCTTGTCGGCAAATTCACTAACAAGTATGTCCAGGCACCAGAGCAGATGCACATTAGCCAATTCATCGAGCTAGTAGATTCCGCCGCAAACTGTGTCGCAGAAGTAGACTTGGAAGTCACCCCGAACGGTGAATGGAACGGCAGACCGCAATTCAAATATAAATTCAAATCAATCAAATCAATCTTAGGTAACTCAAATGGTCAGCCAACGCTCAATGGCGAAGCACCTCAAGTACCTGACTTCACGAAGCCTGACTCTCCATTCTAACGTGGACGATTCAGCGCATACCGATCCGTTGGAGAGTATCTTCCCCAAACGGACATTGGTCTTAATCTGCGGATACGCGAGAGCAGGAAAGGACACGCTCGGAGACGGCATTCTGGAGTGGTCGGAAAAGAACGCGGAGAAGATTAACTTTGCGGATTCGCTCAAGGACTCTGCGAATGTCTTCCTCGATTGCCTAGACTTGCAAGGGGACTTTCACGATGACCGATTCAAGGATACTAACCGACGCTTCCTTGTGGCCTGCGGAACATTCGCCCGAGACTTGAAGCCTTCTGTCTTCGCTGAGATTATGGCCCAGACGGTTGCACAAGGCTATGACGATGATGGTATGGCACTTGATACGGTTGTATGTACGGACTGGCGTTATCTAAACGAACTTATAGTCTGTCAGAAACTTTTAATCCCTCTCGGATGGAAGGTGCGTACGGTTTATATTTCCACGTCCGGCATTTCAGCTGCGAACCCTGAAGAGGCTAATAGCATTTGCGAGATTCGAGACATCGTACGCTTTGACCAGGAGTATCACTTCGACACCGAACAACGGCAGTTAATTATGCACGAGGGGCGTATGCTCGCAAAGCAATGGAGTTTATAACCGATAACATTACGGACCAAGAACGTCCTTTCCTGACCTCTGAGCAATTAGATTATGCGGAGCGTCTGGGGATCAGCGCACAAAGGGCTTACTGGTTAGCGTCCTGCCCTAAAAACACTCGCATCGGAAACAAAGACCGACCAGCCACTACATTCAATCGCTTCGACCCTGAACGCAGTTACCTCTACAAACAACCAGGTGGTAATTATTATTATTTCCGACTCAAACGCGTCGATGTGTTTATCATGCGGAAACTATCCAAAAACTTGGAGAAGGCTAAGAAGATGCGTGATGCGATTATCCTGCAAATGAATTTAACACTAAAAAAATGAGCAACCCAATACGTTTCGTCGCAGTAGGCGATAACCACGGTGATATGGTCGACGAGGAATCTTTCCAAGCCGTCCAGCAATTTATCAAAGACTACAAGCCCACCGTGCGCGTACACTTGGGAGACTGCTTTGACTTCCGATCACTGCGTCGTGGAGTAGGTAACGATGCGGAATCAGCGGAGAGCCTTAAACAAGACATACAAGGTGGCATCGATTTTCTGAATATGTTTAAGCCTACGGTCTATCTCTGGGGCAATCATGAAGCACGTTTAGACCATCTAATCAGCAACTCAGGCTCGGCACTTGTACGCGACTATTGCGAGGACGTTAAGACCGCTATCAATTCAGCTGCGAGAAAAGCCGGTGCAAAAGTAATCTTACCCTATCACGCTAAGAAAGGAATCTATCGCCTCGGGCCTGTGGCTTTCGCACACGGATACTCGCACGGCACTAACGCAGTCATTCAGCAAGGCATACACTACGCGGACACTGGTGGCGGTTTTATCTGCGGACACATTCACCGACTCGAACAGGTTAATTTACAGAAGCACGGTGGTGGTGCAGCTTACTCTGCGGGTTGCCTTTGTCGCACTGACGATATGGTTTATAGCTCGATGAGATTAGCGACGAGCCGACACGGTCACGGCTTTGCTTACGGCTACATCGACGGCAACGATTGGAAAGTATGGCTGGCACATCGAGTGGGAAAGAATTGGGTTTGGCAGTCTGATCTGAATATCTGGTCACCGAAGAAATGAATCGCGACATTAACAAACTCGCCAATCGTTTGCACCAGGCACTCGAAGGCATAGCACAAGCCAAAGGTAAAAATAAACTCCCTGCTAAATGGGTTACGCGCCAAGAGATAGCCAATCACTTTCAAGTAAGTAAAGACGCAGTTGATGCGTACGCTAAAAAGCATGGCTTACAATTTCGCGTTGAGAAAATACAATACGCCTGCACTGGCCTCATTAAAACTAAACTACATTACTTACCGGACTTCGCTCAATGGAAGCCACTCCGCTATAGCAATTCGATATACTGGAAACGCGACGCTAAATAATTATCTTGAACGGCAACCCAACTGCCGACACTAACGACTCTCCCAACAACCCTATGTTAAAACTCCCCTCTGCAATTTACGCCGAACGCTATCTGCTCGGCGTGGTGATCCGTGACGGTCTCGACATCAAAGACCTATCGTTTGCCGACTTCTTTGAACCAATCCACCAAGAGATTGCCTTTTGCATTAAGCAAATAAACGAGCAAGGTAATCATCCAGACGAACTTGTTATACTCAACGCACTGCGAGCGAACAACTCAACGGTGCAGGCACATTACATTGAACTGACAAGCGA